CTACGTCTAATACCCCCACCGACCAGAATAGCTGGAGTAGGTAAACTACGTACACCAGTGATAGATATATCGGGGAAGTCAGTATATTCAAAAGCGACAGTTATTAACATTGAAGTAGTGGGTGTTAACGTAAAACTTGCTTGAGTAGCAACAGCTCCTGTAAACATTTCGGCGGTCCCACTAAACCCTGTTTTGATAGCATTCAATTCTCGTTGAACATCGGCGATTTCTTTGGTTAGATCAGACAATGCTAAATTTTCCTAAACTAACAACCGTAAAAGTTACTGGTGGTGTACCAGCAACATATATTTGCATACCACCAAGATAATAAGATAACGTCGCGTAATTTCCTGGTGTGGTAAATGCTTTCATTAAACGTATTATACCGTCATCAAAAACAATATCGAATACTTGAGGGTCACTAGAAGTCACGCCTACTTGTGTATAGAGTGGCATCTGGTTAGGGTTTGGTGGCTGGTTTGCTGTTAATGCGAGTAGTTCGCGTTCAATATCAGCAACCTGAGAATCTAAACTATCCATCATATAGACCTAACGTCACACTACTATGACCCAAACCATCCACTTTCACATCAAAACTATTTATCCGTAACGCGATAGGGAACTCCAACGGTAACAACGGTAACACCCAATCTGATACGTCTACCATAATCTTGTCGCCTAACCATAGATCGCCACCCTGATCGTGAGAAAAGATTTTGTGTGGGTCACCATCAATCGTTATCGACGGTGTCACGAAAGGTTTATCTGTATTGCGTACATAAGACGTGGCTTTCTGATTCAAAGTCGTCTGCAATATAATGTCTGATTCGCTAGTTGCGCTCTGCCAATAGCCTATATTGTCGATCGTACCATCGTTTTGTGCTGTACTAAATATTGCTGCACCCTCTGACCCTGAAGTAGACGCATAACCGTTACCTGCACCAGTCAAGAATATGTTAGATATATAGTCATACCACGCGCCAAACGATATTTCTTTAATACCATATTTACCGCCCACGTCAGGATAACTAAACGTTGTTGTAGAAGATAGGTCTACACCATATTCAGAATAGAGAGTAATCTCACCTTTATAGTCAGCATACACATCAAACGTTCCTGTACCAGTCTGGTTATCGCTACGTTCCAACAAGAAATCTTTAAGAGTTTTTGGTGCTTCCAACGAACCCGATACCGTAGCCAACGTATCGGACGCCCCTACTGTTATAGGCCATCCTCGACCTGCCAGGATAGTACGCTCCACGATACTTTCAATAGCGTTCTTAGCTACAAGATTAAAAGGTTGGTTATAAGAATATGGTGGTATTAGGAAAGCCCCAGCAGTCATACCTAACCAATCCATAAATTCGAACTCGACGTTAGTATCTGCCATATTACCGAAACTAAACGCTGGTGTAGAAGATAGCCAACCACCAGTAGGCATACCAGTAATATTACCTTGAGTGTTAACTATCCTGACTGATGAACGCAACGGCGTGAACATACGTCTAATATCAAAATCTAGAGTTTCACACCATTGGTTTAACATGCGTAGGCTCACACTAAACTTTATTGGTACAGCCTCATTACGCTTTTTACCAAAAGAGAAACCGCCATCACATATAGGATATAGGTCACCTACGAGTATATTATCGTAATAGTATTCGAGTTTCCACACTAGAACGCCCCCAGAATAGTTAGTGTTACATGCCCTGGTGATCCTGCAGCTGCGATTAGAGCGAAAGTGTTAGCACCATTCGACGCTGTAAGATTACCCGAATATGTGAATGCTGGTGCTGTACCGTTTACTAGAACAGTACCGTTAGTGTCCACTGTCAACACATCTAGAGTGTCGAGAGTACCGTTATAAGTGAATGAGCTACCATTAGTTAGGTTCACTACCTGTGGCGAAACAAGAATACCGTTAGACACGATAGACACAGGGACACTAGTAACCGATACTACGTCTACTGTTATCGGGTCACCTGAACCTCCAGCATTCTCCCAAACTTTACCATCGGTCGCATCCCATATAGCACCATCAGTCGTATCCCAACGCCGTCCACCCTGGTCAGTGGTTTGACCTCCAGCATACAAATCAAAAGTAAGTCCACTCTCACCGATAGGATAAAAATACGGGTCACCAAAAATAAGTCCGAGTTGAGCGCGAGCGTTATGTTCACCAACTTGAGTATCAGCATTAAATGGTACACTTATGATTCCGTGTCGTAGCATGAAACTAGATTGTGTACGGTCATTAGTATAAAACTCGACAGTATAATATAGTGACGTGAGGTCTGCTTCGTGTTCAATAAAGAACCCTGATGCTTGACGTATCAGCTCGAATAGTCCTTGTGTGGTCGTATAATCTTCACGTATGGAGAATGGTATCGTAATAGCCCTGCGTTGTTTACGCGAGCTAGTGTTATAACCACCGTCGCGTCCAGAATATTCGTAGCCTGTAACATCAAGCGTGGTAGAGCCTGGTATTTGAGCAGATGGATCTAGGACAAAAGCACCACTAGCATAAGCAGCCATTTCAAAAGTTTCTGAGTCACTCTCACGAATAAAAACAAGTCTCATTATTAGGCCATCTGATATTTAAATCTTGCACCCAATTGATCGGTACTACCAAAAGTAATCGGTACTGTTGCGGTAATTGCAGATAATGTCGTATAAGTACCGGAAGCAGTATGAGCATACATCCTAAATTTAGTTTGACTAGTAGTAACACTACCAGGATAAGCAGCTGACGCTTCATCCACTATGACAGCATTACCGATTGCAGGTTGTAGAAAATCTGTACCATATCCAGAAGCAACACGATTAAACGGTAACGTAACTTCTGGAATAGAACCTACAGCACTACCAGCACCTAAAGTAAATACATAATCTATCTCACAATCCTTACCTGATCGTTTATATTTACCAACACTTGTACCCGAACCTAAAGTTAAATTAGTTAAAGTTGGTGTGTAGGTTTGCCATTTAGTATCAAAAGCAAGCCATTCCGAACCTGTATAAACATATTTAGCATCATCATCAAGTTGATATACTTGCATCCCCTCAACTGGTATAATCATTGCTCTTGCTGTTGCATTAGCGACAACTTGAGTGTGTAATAATGCTGGGTTTTTTGTATATGCACCAGTAGTAGTACCACTAGCTCCGTAAGCAGTAGTGACATAACCGATAACAGACACGAATTTTAGTGACCCAGACGGTATCGCGCTACGAATCGCCACATCATCAGGTGCTACCTGACTACCTGTAGTCGCAGCAGTACCCGGTACTACCTGATAATCAACAACATCAACACCATTATTCACAAGCGAAGTAGTAAACGGGTCTTTATATATCACTAGCGCATCCGTACGAGATTGACCAGGTGTACCAGGCGCACCACCAATAACAAACGCTATCGACTGACCAGCAGTACCAGAAAAAAGTTCTGATTCTCCACCAGGATTTTTAGCTATAGCAACATCTTGCGTACCTGATACACCACCGATCTGTAAAGTCCATGATGCAGCCGATGCAGCATTAAACCCAGAAAGCACACCAGCACTATATGCCGATAGTTCACCAGCATCCACCACGTCAGTAACACCCACGTTACCTTTAGGTGACCTTGCTCTAATATAAGTATTTGCCATAATATTCTCCTATTTACTAACTAACTTAAATTCGAATTTACATAAGCAATTTGCGTGTGCGTCTGGTATCGACCCATCACTATACGTATCATCTAAAACTAACCTCGTATCATCTGTACCATCGATCAACCCTCCAGGCACAAAACTATCTTTAACTCCAGCCTGAGTACCATCCATCGCTTTACAGAACCGACAAGGTGTCGCTGACGTTGTCTTCCAAATCTTAACGATATATGACTGAGGCTGATTCTTCTTCAACCACCTATCGATATTATCCGTAGAGTCTAACTGTCCATTCTGGTAAGCATTCTTAGATTCCTGTTGAGAAATCAGGCTAGATCGTGACTGTGCGTGAGTCTCATAAAACTTATCAAACGCCAGTCGTACAGGATCGTCCTTATCTAAGCTAGCGAGTTTATCAGCCACAAAAGTCTTATAATTAGATAATACCATTTTGGCACGTTTCTCTAAACGCCTAACCGATTCTGCTGATAGCCCACCGAAATCAGCAAGCAACTTTTCTATACCATCGATATTATCGCCAATAGACAGTCCTGCAGTAGAACCCTCGCCCATCACACTAATCAGCTCATCAATAATCTGTTGGTCAATCTGGGAGGTAGTAGCGTTCTTTATCTTGTTATCGTAGATCGTCCTAGTGAGTTCTTTTAACAGTTTAAGAATTTTTTTTTGAGCCGATGGTGCTTCCTTGAAATGACGGTCGACTTTATTTTCACATGTACAACCAGACTCTAAAGCCAACGGTACGATAGGTTCAACCCTATTTAACAATGGTGCAGTCTCTGGGATTGTTATAGTGATACCATCCCAATCTTCACTCAAACCTAAAACCTTAATCGCTTTAGCAGGTTCAACACCAGATTGAGTTAACGCTAAGAAAGCTTTAACTGTCTCGGTATTGGTTTGTGCTTTAATCTTTTGCTCTTCGGTAAGATCAAACTCTACGTCATCCCACACAAAAGTAAAAGGTAATATCTCACCAGTCAGTCTATAGAGTTCGTTTTCGAAGCCACCCCAAAGCCTAACCAGGATAGATTGGACACGTTCCATAAATTTACTATTAGCAAGTTCTTGATTCTGGAAAGTTGTAGTTGTAGCGTCACCATAAATAATCGGCGATACACCATAATTAGACGTGATAGTAGATTGTGTGAACTCGACGATTTCTTTAATCGCCAACTGGTTATTCGCTGTACCAACAGGAGTAATCACAATTTTAGGTTCGCCCATACCAGCCAACATTTGGTTATCAATCACAGACTGATAGACCACACCGCCTTGCTTTGAAGCTCCACGGTTGTTACGTTCGTATGCTTGTTGTATCGTAGAATATTCTTCATGTGACCTAGCGTGAATAGTTACGATGATTGATGGTGTTGCACCATTATCGAATAGGGCTCGTTGTTGTTGGTTTAAACGGTCTCGTATCGCTGCTTCTTGAGCAGACGCGCTACCTGGAGACACACCTGACACGCCGTCATCTGGCAGTAAACTATATTTTAGAGTTAGAACATCTTTACGATAATATTTCTGTGTACCAGCACCACGAGCATTAACCTGCCATAATTCGTTACCATTAACATCTTGCCCTTTAGTGTCGTTCGATAAGACAGTAAAACCAATAATTTCATCCAGGCTAAACAGTTCATCACACCCAGCAACAGCCTCACCATCAACATTACGCCACACCAACAACGACAATTCTTCTAACGATAAAAACCCAGCAACCAACAAATCTATAAACTGCATGAAACCCATACGGTCATTAGGTCGTACCATAGCACCCCAAAACGAGTAACGCGAAGTCACATCAGTTTCAGGATTATTAACGTCACCCAAATGTATATTACGTTTCAAAATCTCGTCACTAATAGCAGAGATCGGAGCAAACCCATTATCATACGACGATCTAGACAACATGCCTGGAGTCGTATATTGTTGATCCAACCTTGTTACCGGTATACTACTACCGGTTGAAGAAATAATATTACGCCTACCAAACCCAAACATTTCTTTTAACTGCATTATTTATATTCTTTCAAAATGTTTGCCATAGCATCCTCTAATATCTGTTTACGATGCACCCAATACCATACATAACGTAACCCATCAATACAATGATCTTTACCCTCAGGGACTTTAGCTTTGAATGTACCATCCTTAGATTCGACAAATCTATAATCCAAATATTCTTCTTCTAATATCGTACCATATGCTAAGAATTTTTGTTCGCCCATCTTTTCTAACTGTCCTAACAGTCCGACTTTTTGTCCGCCAATGTTTTCTTGTTTCACACATGGTACAGTTTGGAGTCCTGCTTGTTGCATCTCGCGTATGATTTCTGGTCTAGCGTTATCAGCTACGATTAGTGCACCTGGTATTGTGGTGTCTTTGATTTTGGCGACTATCTCGTTAGGTGTTAGTTCGTATGTCACCCATTCCTCTATAGCTAACAGTCGGTCATCTACCCTCCATAAGCTAACCAAAGCACACGGATCAGGACGAAACCCGAAGTCCAAACCATAACCTAATAGTTCTTTTTCGTAAGGTATCTGTTCAACAAATTCCCAATCATGAAAAATGTTACACTCTAGCTCACCGATCTGGCCGAGTCCGTAGACTTTCCACCAGTTGGTGTCTTTAGGATGTGCTTCTATTTCGGCTCGTATCTTTGGTGGTATCTCCTCATTGTCTAGATATGTGAGAATATCGAATGAGGTATCGGGTTTACCTACGAGTTTGTCATGTACCCAAAATTTGCTACTAGGGTTGTAATCTACGAAAATGAATTCGCTTGTACGTTTAGCTAACGAATCAAACACATCATAACTAATACGGTTAGCTTCATTAACAAACAAGACATCACGGGATGCTCCACGTGCTTTTAGTTCTTCATCCAACCCTACGAACTCGATAATAGATCCTGTAGGTGTGCAAGTAAAAGTGTGTGTTGTACGGTTCTCGTTGAAATATGTTTCGTGTCCTGTGGCTTTTAAGATGAGTTTGAAATCTCTCATAGCTCCAAGACGTAACGAAGTGGAATAGTTTGAAGTTACAGTAATCACTAGATCATCTGCTTGTTCAGCAAGCGATATTAGGTATTGTAGGATAGCGAATGTTTTACCTGCTCTCATTCCACCCTGCACGATACGATAACGTCCATCCATCGCCAGGATTTTATTGTAGGTGCTAGTCAGTCTCAACGTCTGATTCTCGTACTGGTGCGAGTGGTGTAGGGATAGTCATCGTGGTATCTATAGTCTGTTTTGCTTGTCCATATACTTGTTCGGTCATCTCACGTATTGTTTTCCAATCGCCCTCTAGTATGAACCCTGCTATTTTACGTTCGAATACTGGTGCTTCTTCGTTATCTATGACGGTTTGTAGTTCTGGCGTGGAGAGTTTCATCATTTGTTCTAGTTTGAAACGTGGTGTTGATGATTTTGTCCAGCCTCCAGGATTACGGTTTTGTGGGTTTTGTTTGAATCCTGCAGGTGAAGTGTTACCTTTAGCGAACTTACCATTCTCATCTAGTAACGATTGGTCTGTATCGTGCTTCATGGTTTTATTCTATCTTTGTTTATGTTCTATTAACCGTTCGAGTTCTTGTCTCATTTTAATTGCTCTTGGATCTAGGTGTGCTCCAGGTGAGGTTAATATCTTTTTGATTTTTTTGATGTTGCTTTGACGCTTGCTCTCTTTAGACATCTGTTTGCTCCTTATTGCTGGTATATTGCGGATTGTCTTATAGGTTTGTCATGGTTTTACTTTTTTGCAGCCCATACTAAGGGTATCCATATTATTGCTGCGAGTGTTATTGTTTGCCAGCTCATATTGTTTCCTTGTCTATAAAGTTTATGGCTTGTCTGTTCATTATATTATATTTTCCTACGAGTGTTTGTCCTGGACGGTGATCTACGAGTGATGGGTAGGGATAGTAGGCTTTAATATTGTGTGAGTTAGCGTAGTGTTTTATGCGTTGGTCATCTTCATGATGTGCAGGTCGGCTATCGGCATGTTGGATCATTGGTTGTATATGGTGTTGTGGTAGTCCAATAGCTAAACCCCATTGTAGATAAGTAACGTTTAGTCCGTCTACGGGTTTTAGGTAGGGTAGCATTGTAGGACGGTTACCGTAATAAAGTTGATATATCTGGTTAGGATATTTGGTAACAAACTGTTCGACTTTATGTTTGAAGTCTTTGCAGAGTATCGCGTCGTCTTGTATTACGAAACCGTAATCAGCTTCAGGATCTATAATCTCCCA